GTTTTAGAAGCACTGCTAAAGGTGCAGATGAAAATGGTGATCCTAATATTTTCGGTCCATTATATGAAACTTTTAGTAGAAAAGCATTACAATTAATAAATAAATCCAATATATTTGGTGAATTTGTTAGAGGCAGTGTATTGCAACCTAGAGCAAAATCTAGTCAAACTGCATTTGATGACGCTCTTTTACAAGATGATGGAATTATTGGTCTTGATTTTAAAGGTTTTCCGAAAAAAAATTTATCAGGTGGCTCGGTTGCTAAACACATGAATGATAAATTAAAGAGAGTTGCTCAAACTGATCCTGAACAAGCGGCTAAAATAAAAGAAGGTGTCATGGTTTTCAATGAAACTGGCCATGAAAATCAATTGCCATCTGAGTTTGGTAAAAACTTTCTTGAATTAGCTGGAACAAGTTATTCTCAAATATTGAAGAATAGCCCTGATCTTGTAAAAGGATTGTCCGCAGAAACAAATAGTTTATTAAATAATTATGTAAAAAATCCTGAGTTCTTGGCAATGAATGCTGCAAAAGGTTTTATTCCTAACTTTGCGTATAAACAAGCAGTAATGGGCTTAGAAGAAAGCATGAGCGGAGAAAAAGCCGTATTCGATACTAAGCCTTTCCCGCACATTAGAAATAAAAGTCAGCCAACATTTAGTTCCGCAATATCTGATCATGGTGGTTTAAGTAATGCTTTGAGTGATTCAATGAGAGGGCAGAAGCATGCTGGATTGATGAATAGAGGATACGTTCCGAATTTTGCAATAGTTGATCCAAATGCTGCGTTTCCTGGTTTAGGATATGCAGCTTTACAAGACGTAGAACAACAAGTTTTTGATAAATTAAATCAAGAATTAAACAGATTAACAAGTGATACAAGTTTGACTGGGGAGGAGATGTATGATTTGAGCAAATCAATAAAAGCAAATGCTCTAGCTCTTCATAATACAACTGGTTCTGCTGAAATAGTAACTCAATCTCAAAAAGCTCTTGATGATTCTTATCATGAAAATATGCAAGCTCAAAGAGCGGCAGCGGCAGCGGCAGCAGCGGCAGCGGCAGCAGCGGCACAGCCAGTACCACCAGTACCACCAGTACCACCAGTACCACCAGTACCACCAGTACCACCAGTACCACCAGTACCACCAGTAGTAGCTTCAAGATTTGAACAATTTTCAGAAGGTTTGAAGAAAGCTAGTACAGCTATAGCTATTGCTGGACCAATGATTGCTGGATTGGCTGAACAAGTTATGTATGGTAACAGAAAACGCGCAGACATGACTTCTGAAGAAAGAATGGGTCAGTCAGCTTTAAGTACTGGTTTGAGTTCCATATCTACAGGCGCTGGTATTGGCGCTTCATTTGGTTTGCCTGGGGCAATTATTGGAGGAGCTATAGGAAGTTTAGTTGGTTTCACTTCAGCTTTAAACGCCGCCACATTAACTGCTGAAGAGTTAAGTCAATTAAATCAAGAGCAAGCTCAAAAGGCACAAGTTAACATATCCGCTGCATCATCTTACATTGAGGCTCAAAAATCTTTGACTCAAATGATTTCGTCTGTAGCTTCATCTTCTGATATAGAAATGGCTACTAAAAAATTATCTGATAATTTTAATCAAATTAAAGATGTAAAATTGCAAGAAATATTTAATGCTACTGGAGGTGATGTAACTCTAATGACAAAACAATTGCAAGAATATACTAATGAAGTTACAAAAGAATCCGCAAGAAAAAGTGGTTTGTATGGAGAAGATTTAAAACCAGAAGAAAGAGCTTCTGCTCTTTCTTTGGGATTGGGTAAAGAAGGATCAAAAGATTTTATTTCTAAAGTTACAGAAGGTTTATCAAATGTGGAAGAGAAAAGAAAAAGAGCTTTGAAATTTGCGCCAGTTGGTATGGTTATGGGTGCGCCTAATCTTGTGGAAATGTCTGAGATTGCTAAAAGAGTAGAAACAGAAAAATTAGCTGAAAGTATAGTTCCTAAAAATGAACCCGAAAGAAAGTCTAGTGTTGAAGCTTTAACAAAAAACCTTTTAGATAAAAATTTTGAAGAAGTTTTAAAAATATTAGAAAAAATTAATATAGTTTCAGGCGCTAATAAAGCTGCTGTTGATTTCAAACAAGCTGCAACAAGATCTTTTAATCAAATCTTCTTGGATATGGAGCAAGTAATTGCCAAATCGGCATTTGATGTAGCTTTAAGTTTTGAAAAAGATTCCGGTTCAAGAAGAATACAATCTGCGGTCCTTGATTTTTCAATGAATTTTCAAGATAGTTTAAATTCTTTTATATCTAACAACCTTCCAGATGCTAGAAAATTTGATTTTACCGCCGCAACTGCTGGTCAAAAAGCTCAAATGTTATTGCAAAAATCTCAACAAGATTACGATAAAGCGATAGCCGAACAAGCTAATGAAAAGAGTATTTTTCTTACTAAAAATTCTGAAAATCTAATGAAAGAATTTAAATCTTCATTTTTGCCTTCTCAAGCGTCTGCTGAATTTTTCCAAAGCAATACTCTGCCGCAAATTCAAGCTGGAACATTCACTGGAGACGCTAAATCTTTATCTGAACAGTTTAAAAGCGCTAGTTTTGAAAAAGCTAAATCTAGCTTTTCTGAAGCGGGTATGGCTGGAGGTTTAGATAAAAATAATATAACTTCTGAGTTAGACAGAGTTACTAAAGTTATGGAAGCCCTAGCGGATGCAGGTCTTGTAAATGAAAATCAATATAAAAAACTTCAAGAAGCTCAGAAAGATTTAACCGATTTGCAAAATCAAACAGTATTATTTCAAAACAAAAATGAAATGACAAAATTGCAAAATGTTATAACCACATCTGTGCGTGAGCAGCAACAATTTGAACAAAAACAAGCCAACGCTAAAAAAGAAGCAGAAATAAACAAACAATTAACAGATGTAAAAATAAAAGCCGATAAACTTTTAGCAACAGAAAAAGCGAAAGTTGATAAGGAAAATTTATTGCGTATGGAAAAAATGAAAAACCTTTCCGCAGACATAGGCAACAATCTTGAAATATCTAAAGCCGAATCGGGTGCAAAAGTATCTTCGTTTCAAAGAGAAATGTCGAATCCAAGACTTGATTACGGTTTAAATGCTACAGAAGTGACTAATCGAAAAATAGGATTAGAAAATAAAATAGTAGCAGAACAAAGAGTTCAAGAAGACGCAGCTATAAACGCAGAAATCCAACAAAGAGTATTGCAAATGGCCGCAGAACAAGAAAATACAAGTGCTTTATACGCTCTCAATGAAACTATAGGTTTGTATATGGGTAAATTATTAGAACAAGATTTAGGAGGTGCGGGCGCTATCGCAGAAATGCAAAATAATCCTTATGTAGGAATGAATGAGCAACAGCTTTCTGCCGCTAAAAACGTTAATTTTACTAAGATGTACTCAGCAGTATCTTCTCCTGAAGAACTTAATAAAGATACTGCCGCTGCTGCTGCTGCTGCTGCCATAGCAGATCAAAAACAGATAGAAAAAGCTCAATCATATACTCCAAAACAATTAGCTCAATTTCAAGCTTATCAACGCACTCAACAATCACATAAAAATTTCAACTCATCTAATACAATTGCTGCCGATTTGGAAAGTATAAAATTTAATGATATAAAAGATCCAATAAAACAAATAAAAGAATTAGATAAATTATCAGCGAACTACGCAAAAACAGGAGATATAGTTGCTAAAAATGCAATAGACCGTTATATAAAAGAAATACAAGCAAAAGGCACATCTTTAAAGATTACTAGACAACAAATCGATGCAGATAGAGCGCAAACCCAAGGTCTTGAACAACAAAGCCGTGTTCTAACAGAAAGATTTAAAAAAGGATATTCTGGAATGAGCGCCGCTTCTGACAGAATGATAGAAGATTTAGTAGAAAGAACTCCTGAAAGATTTGCTGATGGTATGACAAACGCATTAATGGAAGTCGCCAAAGGAACCAAATCTATTGGTGATGCGTTTACAGATATGGCTATCAATTTTGGACAAGAAATTATGCAAGCCGTTATGAGAGCAGCAATTGGTAAAATGGTTGGAAGTGCGTTTACTGGTTTATTTGGTCAAGCTGGAGGTTCTGTGACTTCTAGTAAAATTGGTCGCCAAACTGGTGGTATAATACACGCGCAAAATGGTATGTATATCAGTGGTGGTCGTACTGGTGATAAAAATCCCGCCATGTTAGAAGATGGCGAATATGTATTAAACAGAGAAGCTGTAAAATCTTTTGGCGGTCCAAGACAATTGGACAAAATGAATTATGATATGGCCCCGCGATTTGGTAAGAAAATGCAAGGTGGTGGATCGTTTGACTTCTCTCCAGAAACAGCTTTCGACAAAGAAGGGCAACGCTATGATACTGGTAACTTAATGAGCAGCGGAAGTAATATTGGTCAAATTGATCAAGCGAATTATTCAGCTTATGCATACGCTGAAGATGCATATTTTACAAAAATGAGAGAAAAATCGGTTAGAGAAGAAGCGGAAAGAGTAGACAAAAAATTTAAAAAACAACAAAGAACTGCTCAATTAGTAAGCTCTATAGTAGGTGCGGTGGGCAGCGCAATGGTCGGGCATGGAATCAGCGGACTTGCCGCAAGTGCAGAAGCGTCAAAAGCGACACAGGCAGCGTCAGGTGCAATATCGACAACAGCAACTGCTACGAAAGAAACTGTGAATGGTTTAATAGCGGCTAAAGAAGCGGGAGGGAAAACTCTTATGACTTTTGTCAAAGAGCATTCTAATGAACTTATGGTAAATGGCAAAAGTTTTGATTATTTAAACTCACTTAACCAAGTAAAACAAGGTCTTGCTAGTCAAGATGTAACTGGCTTATTTTCTAAAGGAGTTGCGGGTAGTCGTCAGCTTACTTCTTTATTGCAACAACAAGGATTTCAAGCAGCAACAAAAGCAGCCGGTTCTGGATTTTTAACTAATACGTTTAAAGCTGCCACTACTAATGTTTCATCAATGTTTAACTCTAATAGAAGAAGGCAACAAAAAGGTGGTTTAGTGGGATTTAATAACGGCGGATTTGTTCCTTACGGATCTAGATTATCGGACACAATCCCAGCGTTATTAACTGGTGGTGAATACGTTATGAATAATACAGCAGTAAAGAAATATGGCCTAGGTACGATGAGTTCAATGAATGCTGGCGCTTATCAAGAAGGTGGCTCTACAGACACAACAAATAATAAAACAAATAATAACGCTACAAATATTGCTATCAATATCGATAAATCTGGAAAGTCTGTTTACGGAGGGGACTCTTCTAGTTATGAAAAACAAGATATAGTTATAACTAAAAACATGGCAAGACAAATTAATTCTATTGTTTTAAGATCGATGTCGAATGAAAAACGTTATGGCGGTGAATTGTATAAAAATCCAACAAGAACATAATGAATAACGCGATTTTAAATTACGAAAACACGTTCTTTTTAGAAGGAACGGCTTTATCTGGAGTTTTATCGGTTGATGGATCATATAATATAGATTATAAGCCAATCAATGTTATAGGCCAAGGATTTGTAAAACAAGTTATCTCTTCGATACCAACTGCTGAGTTATCTTTATCAAGGTATTTGGTTAGTAACGATCCGATTTTAAATTTAACAGGACAACAGTCAAATTTTTCAGCAGTGCCAATAAATGCTGGATTGTATTATAAAAATAAATATTTTGCTTTTCAAAAAGGATATTTAAAATCAATTGGAATAAGCTGTTCAGTTGGAGAGATTCCTCAGATAGAATCGTCGTTTGATGTTTTTGGTAATATTGGTCCTAATTTTAATCCATCTGGTAATAATTATGCGGGTTCAGTGTTTGTTCCTCAAGTTAAAAATATAACAATAACTTGTAGAAACTCAACAACAAATAGAGTAAAAGATTTTAATATTAATTTTAATAATAAAAATTTACCTATTTATGCGTTGAGATCTCTAAGTCCAGAAATTCCTGTTGAGGTTAATATAGTTGGGCCTATAGAAGTAGAAACTTCTTTTACATTAGATGTGGACGATTATCAAACTAAACAGTTGTTTTCTGATTTAAACAGCAATGGAGTTGCATCTTTTACAATTAATGTTAATGGTACTATTTTAAATGATTTACCTTTAACAGATCATAATGGTGTTACTCTTCAAGCAATAAATAGCAGTGTTCTAACAGACCTATTTTCTTTTTTAAAAATAGAAGATTCTGTTCCTTTGTTTAATTTTACTAATTCAAACGCTATAATACAATCAGAACAAGTTAGTTCGTCTTCAGATGATGTTGTTGGTGTAAAACTATCATATAAAACATATTTAAACTAAAATGGCTAAATTTACAGACTTACCAGTTATTCTAGCGGCAACACCTATTACTGATGCTCATGTATTTGCTGTTGCAACAAGCAGTACAACTAGTCAATTATCATTAACTGAATTACAAAAATCAATGACTGGTCTTACGGCTAGAGTTGATTCTTTTAGTATTATTGGTAAGACTGTTCCTAGTGGTTTAACTGTTGGCGATAATGGATACGTTGGAGTAGATAATTTTAATCCACTCTTCACTTTAGATATTGGTGATCAAGGAACTCAATCTCCAGAGGTTAGATTAAGAACGAGAGCCGCTGCCAGACAAGCTTCGTATTCATTGTTTGCTCCAGATGTTGCTTGGCGCACTGTAAAAAAATCTAGTGACACTGATTATTACATACAAGTATCTCAAGACTTGGGTTTTAATTATACAGGCGTTTTTAATATTGATGTGAGTGGTAGAGTTGGAATTTTTGATGGATCAGCGAATTTGACAGATAAATTTTACGTTTCTGGCGGAACAATAAAATTTGAAACTGCAAATAGTGGTATTTCTTTTGACCCTCAAAATGCAGATATAAGTTCTACTGTAACATCAGATCCTTTGACTTTTAATTATAATAGCGTAAACGATGTAATTATTGGTACAAACGTTTTATATATAGAAAATGGAACAAATTCTTATGTTGGAATAAATAATACTATACCTGCATATCCATTGGATATTAGCGGAGCGGGTTTAACAAAAAGGATTAGATCTTCAACACCTTCAGTTTCTGAAGCGTTGGCTAATACGGCAAATACTGGGTATATAAATTTAAATAGCAATAGTTTTTCTATTGGTCCGACAAATGGTTTAAGTAATAACAATTTAGTTTATAATATATCTAATAAAAGATTGGGTGTTGGGGAAAGTTCGATGTCGGCTAAACTGCATGTTGCCACATCAGATTACACAAATAGCATATTTGAAACACAACAAAGAAGTATATCAGAAGTTACTATTTTAAATTCTTATACAACTGGACCTGTTGATATGGCGCTAATGACTTTTGCAACTGGAAGTGCGGCTTCTTTAGATCGGAGATGGTCTGCTGGATTTTATAACACAGGATCTTATGTTGATTCTTTCGCTTTGTTATATGGTGGTGGCACTAATAATAGCGCTGCCAAGTTTATTGTTGATAGCGATGGCGATGTAAATGCAAAAGGAAGTTATACTACAAACGATGGATTTTGTAAAGGTAAATTTATACAAGTGCATCATACGAGAGTAACTGGTAATTGTATATATTTTAATCCATTTTTTTACGGACCGGGAAGTTGCAGTACTAATCCAAGCGGTCATACAGATAGTTTTGCACCATTTAGTATAACTCCATATGCTGGAACTATAGAAGAAATAGATATCATATCTTCAGATAGTCAGGCTCATACGATGGGTAGATTAGAAGTGTCTTCTGTTTTATCAATAGAAAATGGAGTTGTACCTAATGGGTTCATATCTGGTTTTTCTATTAGCCCGCCAAGTAATCCAATATCTCCATTTCCAGTAAGTGGAATAATTGGATATGTGGATATGACCGCTGTAACAAAAAATACCGTTAAAAGATTGACAAAAAATCTTTTTGTTGGAGGCACATCTTTTCAATCTGGCGTAATGTTACAATATAGAATATGCGAGGCAAATGGTGCAAAATCAAACAATGTTGATTATACTATAATTTCTAAAGTATCCTACACAGTAACATAAAATGTCAAACTTTTTAAGTTATCAAAATATTGATTTTAGATTTGGCGATCAAAATTATTATGCAAGTAGTGTAAGCTTGTCTGCACAAGCTTCTGTTGATGCTGTTTTGTTGAATGATGGGTCTTTATTAAATTACGCTCCAAATGGCGCAGTGGTTGGTGGTTTATCAGTTGATTTTTATTTAACGGGGTCTTTGCCTAGTTTTTTACAAATTACCGGATTGAATGAATCTCCGATAGATGTTTCTTTTGCTGGAGTAAAAATTAATCAAGTGTATTCAAAATCGCTTTCTTTTTCCGTTGAACCTTTTCAGCCTATTATTATATCAGCAGAGTTCGATTGGTATGGAAACGTTTTATTAGAAGATTTTAATGAACAGTCAAAATCAACACTACAAAATAAATTAATTCCTGATTATATAGCAAATGGATATAAATCATTTATAACAACAAGTGATATTGAAGGTGTTGGATTTATCGTTTCTTTTGATTATAATATGTCGTGCGATAGACCTGCTTACTTTAATGTTGATGAAGTTGTTCCTTTTAGAGTGGCAAAGTTAAATAAAACATCTGAATTATCAATTAAATCAAATTCTTTAGGTAAAATTTTATCAATCGATGGAAAATCTGCAATTACAAATATTACATTGAAAGATACATATGGCATTTCTTTAGATTTATTTAAAGTGAGTGGGGTTTTAACAAATCAAAATTATGAAATTTCAGAAGGTCAATATTTGTTAGCTTCCGCCAAAATAACTCAAACAATACCAGAAACAAAAACTTTAATATAAAATGAGTTCAATTATTTCAGGTCTTAATATAAAAAATATTTTTGAGTATGATCCTTTATTGGCTTATGATAAATTTGATATAATTGATTATCAACTTATTACTGGTATTTCAGTCTATCCTAGTTATACGGGTTTAGGAAATACGGGGTTGTGTAGTTGGTTTAATAATGATAATTTAGAGGATTTTAAAACAGATGGGAATTTTAATATTACAGGTTGGAAAAACAAAGTAATTAACAGTGGAGATTTATTACAGTTTTCTGAGGATGATAATGTAAGACCAAATGTACAATTTAATGAACCATACATAACATTAAAAAATTTAGAACTTTTGAGTGGTACTGGTTTTGAACATACTAAGAGAACTATTTTTCTTGCCGTTAATTCTTCAGAGCCAAATAAACCTAAAACAGATAACCAAAAAATAATTAAATTTGGACCGTTAGATTCTCCTAACGGTTCTTTACAAATTTCTGGTAAAAATTCATATTTTGATGCACAACTTATTTTAGATAGTACTCCGTTTAATGCGAAATCTCCCATTTATAATGCCATTAATATATTCACATTAATTCAAAACGACTCACCTTCGCCTACTTTAAAGATAAGACAAAATGGATTGCAGATTGGTCAGATTGTTCCTAACGCTCAGTGGAATTCTAGTTATTTTGAAATAGGAAACAATCCAGGAAACAATGGAATAAACTATTATGATCTTTTTTATTTTTCAGGTGTTTTGTCAGAAACTGAAATAGATTACTATGAAAAATATTTGTTTGAAAAATACTTCTCATATTTTGATGGTTTGTTTTTTGCTAAACAAGATGTTCCTGCTGGAGAGCAATATTCTCCTATTTTTTTTGAAGGGGAAGATTATTGGACAAAAAATATAAATGACATATTTAAATTTAATTATGGTTCTTCGGTCAATTTTGCAGCTAAATTATCTCCGTTAAACATGGGTGATGGTTACAAAACAAACATTGTAAATGGAATAAATACATTAACCGCTACTTTTAATTTAGTATATGATGGTTTGACGGATAAACAAGCTAAGTGTTTAATTGCTTTTTTTGAAAACACTCCTGAAGCTCCTGATAAGAGTTTATATGAAGGTTTTCAAGGAGTGTCTACAAATTTATTTGCCCCTTATAAAACAAATGCAGAATTATATTTTAAAAGTATAAATCATAACTCATCTTATAATAATATAAATAAAATAACAATAGAAGCGGAATCATTATATGATAGCGCTATTGATCATAAAGGTATGTTCGTTGTATTGGATGAAAAAAATATAAAAACTTATGAAAGTGTTGTCAGCTCTATATTAACTAATGATGTTTTTTATTTTGAATCTGATAATTTTTTTAATAGAGGATATTATTTTTATACAGGATTAAACTTAAATGCTTCTAATGGTTCTAGTGGTCCTAGTGGTCCTAGTACTAATAATAAAATTACTATTTTACCTGAAAATAGTCCAACAGGAGTAAACTCTTTTTTTACTAAAAATTTTTATTTCAAAGGCGATTTAGAATACGACATAAATGAAAACATTAGATTGTTTTCAACTGAGATGAAGAATTCGACAATCGAATATTCAAAAGATGGAATAAATTATAATAATTTAGAATTTAAAGTTTCTTTCAAGAAAAGAACAAATCAAGAAACTAAATCTATATTAAAATTTTTAGACGATAAAGCTGGATTTAAAATATTTTACTATACTCTTCCTCAACCTTACAATAAGCTTATTTCTGTTTATTGCCCAGAATGGGATCATACATATAATTTTTATGATAATAACGATATAAGTGTAAAGTTTATTGAGTTTAAAGCTCCTAGTGAACCTGTTGCTTATTTCAATACAGATATACAATTTTTATCATGAGTCTTTATTATACAGGCATTCTTTTAAACAAAGTTCCCGCAGGTTTTGGTTTTTATACTGGGTTTGTTTTAACAAATGGTGGAAACTTTCCAGTTGAGTATGAAGTGAGTATATCAAGAACAGACCTTACTGGTATATCCAGTGCTGACGTTATTGGGGGTGAGGTGCCAAATAAAACAATATTTATATCTGATAGTTTAGAAAATAAATACGCTGACGAAGATTTTATTAAAAAAACATTGAACCAGAACGATTCTGAGACTTTTTACATACTCCATAGACCTTTTTCAAATTATGAAGATACTGCGACGAAACATACTGGATATGAATCGGGAATTATAACTATTAAAACAAAATCTATTTTAAACACTTTAGATAATGATATTATAATTGCCGTTTCAGGACAAAGAATATTTACTCAACCAACACCCAAAACAATAGGCAAATTTTATGCAGTTACTGATTATCAGCCTGATTCAAAAGTAAATATTCAATATAATTGGAGCGTTATAGATTCAGAAAATTATTTAACAGGTTTTAGAATAGAAACTTATAAAGATGCAAGTTTTACGACTCTTCAAAGTGAGGATGAGTACATTATACCGAAAAACACTAATGTTAATGATCCTTTGTATGGAACATATAATTCTTTTTCGGGGCAGAATTATACTTATACTTTAAAGAACTTAGAAGTTTCTCAAAATTATTTTGCAAGAATTTCTGGTTTAAATGCAAACAATTCAGGCGCAAAAACTTTTGCTACTGGTTTTATAATTTATAATCCTGTATTAGATAGTACTGCATATAGTGGTTTAACTCCTTCGCCTGGAACTAATTTAAAATTTGAATATAGAATATTGAATTTAAATAAAATTTCTGAAAATGAAACTGATTTTGATTTGATGAACTTTTTATACGAAAACAACAATAATAGTTATGATTTTACAAAATATTCAGGCGCGATTGTGAATTTTTTTCCTAAAAATAATTTACAGGCTAGATATTTAGCTAGTGATACTACCAAAGGTGCAATAAATTTTATAGTTCCAAACGGCAAAAATTTTTCCTTCAGCACTGATGCCACAAATATTTTTAAAATGCAATTAGAATTTGAAAATGTAAGTTTGCGAGGATTTGGTGGCGTAGGAGCAACAGTGGACGCAAGTGGACAGAATGGAGGTTGCGTCTTTAATCTTGCAAAAATACCAAGTCAAGATGGAGAGAAAAAAATTAATTATCATATATATAAAGATAATGACAGTTCTTTTTTAGTAGGTGTTGGCGGTGGAAAATCTTACGCTGTACAATTGACTAATAACCAAAGTATACCAGCAATACAAATTCAAGGCGGAAAAATAGATTATGTAGAAGAAAGAGATATTTTTGGTTAAATTAAACAAATAACTATAAAGTTTATAAACATATGGGTACTTTTAAATTAGGCGGTTTTAATATAACGAATGTTCCTTCTATTAACGTTTTAGGGGATAATGCGAGTGCAGATGACGAACTGTTTTATTCTAGCAGTTCACCGGCTGCGTCAGCTGAGTCGAATGTGGCGCAAAATGTTAACGGCTCAAATGTAAACATTCTTGCCCTTCAAAAAAAGCAAGCTGGCAATGCGGGCGCTTTGTTTAATTTGGCACAAGCTCCTAATGTGTTTTTTAATTTAAGATCAAGACCAATTATAGATACAAATGATTTTTTATTTAAATTTGAAACTTCAAGCTTAACAGATGCTAATTTTACTAGTGCTAAATTGCCAAGCTGGGTTTCTAAAAGCGGATTGCAAGTTTCTCCAATAACTTTACAAGCATCAAGCGGATCGCCTTTAAAAGTAGTAAAAGCTTATGGTAAATATTTTTATGAATTAGACAGATTGAATACATCGCCATATGGAACTACGATTAAAGCTGAAGTTGTTTTGCCAATTAAAACAGAACCATCGTATACTATTTTAGTTTATGCGGTAGGAAGAGCAAGCCTCACTAATGTGATATTTCCTGTCCCTTTAAGAATCTCTGGGGTTCATCTTTTTTGTGACGCAAGCAGCATTTTGTCAGCAACAAAGACTTTTAATATAGGAAACCAAACCAGACAAGTAAATGGTCCATTCAACATGAAAATTAATTTATATAATTTAAAAGCTAGTTTTGTTGGAAATACTTTAAACAGTAAAATATATTCTATCGAAAAAACCCCTCAAAGAGCCAGCTATAATAAATACATAAATATATTTGGCGATATTTCTAATAGCTTTGTCAATGCGGATAGCAAATCTGAATTTTTTAATTCATCGATAATTGGAGACGCTTCTGTTCAAAACTATTATAGTTTAGATTCTTCAAATATTTCATATTCATCGACTAACATTAATACTCCAAGTGATAGTGTTAAATTTATTTTAGAAACTGCGAATGGTAATCCTAGAACCAGCATAACTTCTACACAATTAGATCAATTTTCATTATATTTTGTAGAAATGTTTTCTTACATGGAGGGATATGAAAATGGAAGTAGAACTTTAAAACTTCAAACTTTTGTAAATGGTATGTTAACATATGATGGATCAATGGCTTTAAGTAATTCTGTAGCTGTAAATAATACTAACACTTTTCTAATTCGTTTGTCGAGCGATGCGCCGAGTATAGTAAATGGGCAAAATCCAGAATTAGATAGAATGTTTTTGTTTGATTATTTACATGGAACGTCTAATACATCAGCCGAACAGATGAAAATAAAAAGTAAAAAAATTATAGAATCGTTAGCTTATGATTATAGAAATATTCTATTAAAAAGTCAAACAGATCTTCAAATTAGAGATAAAACATTTTCTTTAGGATTCCAATCTAAATCGTCACATCCATTTTTAAAAATCTTCAGTAAAGGCGTTTAGAAAACAACAACAAAATTACAATAATAGTTATGTCAGATTTATTTTTATTAAAAAATTTACAAATCATAGATTTATTTGAAATAAAAATCAATGATTTTGAAGGTTACCTTCGTTTTCATGGTTCGAAAAATTTTAATAAAGATTTAATCTTCAAAGATGCAGTCTATTTATACATTCCTTCGGAAATATCTAATTTAGAATACTCTTCAGACGGAAAACAAAGTCGGCCCACCTTGAGCATATCTAATGTTAATAATTTTATAAGTCTTTTTATTAAAGACAGAAATGATTTATTAGGCTGTCGTTTTTTTAGAAAAAAGATTTTAGCTAAAGATTTAGATGATATAAATTTTGATCCGTCTGGCGAAGGAAAAGATAAAAACAATCTTGGGGTAAGTTCTTTTAGGTCTTTCGTGTCTACTGATTCTTTTGTGATTCAGAAAAAAAGTTTAGAACAAAAAGATAAAGTTGATTTTATTTTAGCTTCTGTGTTAGACGTTGATGGTTTAGTCGTGCCGTATAGAAAAATATTTAACGACTCTTGTCAGTGGCAATATAGAGGTTGCGGATGTAATTATGGAAAAATAAATGGTTATAACGGACCTTCATTACCAATAAAAAAAGTTGACTTAACATCATTAGTAGCTGTAAATAGCGAATACGGCATGCAAAACGATTTAATCGCATGGTTTGATGCAAGTGGAGCTAATTTAACCGTTTCGGGTGAAGCTTATGCGACAATAATAGATATTAGAAGGTTTATAATAAGAGAAGCTGGTTGGCGGACATCTGCCGAATATGCGTATGAGACTGTTGCTACACGAAAAAAGTTTCCAAGAGTAACTGATTGGACAGATTCTTCACCTAATATTAATTCAGTAACGGTAAATACCACACATGCGGCCACTTTGATTACTGTAACAAATGTTGCATCTGGCGAGTTAGCTATTGGTCAAGTTGTATCAGGTACAAATATTCCTTCTGGTGCAACTATTATAGCACTAGGAACTGGAACAGGCGGCATAGGAACTTATACATTGAGTGCGGCGTGTACTGCTACTGGTTCTGGTATAACAATGACAGCGAAAACAAAAATGTTTTTATCGGGTTTCCCGAAAAAATATACAAATAATGACGGTAATACGGGAGTTTTCTTTTCTGCAGTAGATCAAAATACAGATAATTTTCCAGACGCTATGGAAATTAAATTAAATTTTAGTCTTCCCGCTAAAGATTGCACGATCTTTTATGTAAACTCGATGGCAAAGCGTGGTTCTAGAACAAAATATTATTATGACAAATTCAGACCAACCACATTGGTGGTTCCCTCCGGAAGAGGCTTAACTTCTAAAACGGGTGAAAGTCCTGATTTTAGTTTAGGTTACGAACCGGATGGGATCGGCAATCAATTAGAAGATGTTTTTAAGCTTGGAACTTATGTTGCAAACTCAAAAAAAGATAAAACTGATGAAAATAAAGTTTATGTGGCTGTAATGCCAAAAGACACCAGCTCAAAAACATTTTTTTATAAAGACGGAAATAAAATAACAGAAAAAAGCGGTTTCACGGGGCAAATTAAAAATTTTGGTATTAATATAAATGACGGCAAAATAGATAGTTTTGGGGAAAAACTTAACCATAGTGACGTAATTGTTTATGAAATAATAATTTATAAAGCCGTTTTAAACGACGCGCAGGTAAAAGCTGTTAGCACTTATTTAGCATATAAATATAAAACGCCTACTGTTTATGCTAAAACTGTTGTAACTTATAAAGATAGTGTTCAGTTTTTTTCTAATTTTCCTAATGATGGTAATTTAGGTGTTCCTATAGCAGACGAAAACAACAAGCTTTTTTTTGACTCAAATGGTGCTGTATCTTTTCTTACTAGTTTTCAAAATTATGGAATAAAAGGGCAAGATTCTAATTATAGAGGAGATTATGATAATACAACCGAATATAAAAAAGGAGATTTTGTAAAGGTTGATCCGCCTTTAAATTATGATTTTAATGAAAAATCCACTTTCAATAATTCAGAAACACCTTCTAGATTTTTTATTTGTGTAATAGATAGCGTTAAAGGAAATCATCCTTTTTACAATACAGTAGCTTGGAAGGAAGACAAATGTTCAAAAAATTTAAATGGCTGCTTGTTGAGATTTGGTGGGGCGAAAGAAAAAATAAATATTCCTTTTGGATCATTTCCTGGGACAGTTAGTTATGATTATAGGCTTCCATAATTATGAAATTTCCTATTCAAGAAGAATTATTAAATGAATTAAAAGAAAAATCTAAAAATTCTGAAAAAGAAATATGCGGTTTTTTAATTAAAAAAAATAATGTTTATAGTGAATTTGTGGAATGTTTTAATTCGCATCCTGATCCTGTGAATTATTTTTTAATATCTCCGAAACAATGTGTTTTTGAAGATGACTCTATTTTATTTCATAGCCACCCGTTGCATTCAGATTTAATTGGTTTTTCGGATTGGGATTTAGAAAATCAACAATATTTTTATTTAAAAATGGTTGTTTACAGTGTAAAGAATAATGAGTTTTACTATCAAACAATATGATTAATATAGTTTTACATGGTGTTCTTGGGAAGAAATTAGGCAGAACTTGGTTATTAGACGTCGATTCTGTTCACGAGATTTTCGAGGCTGTAGAAGCTAATAGTCAAAAAATAAACAAATATTTTTCTGATTTTAAAAAATTTGTTTCTCATTTTGTCGTTTATGTCGATGGTAAAATTTTACCGCCTTATTTGTTAAAAAGTAAAATATTAGAAAACGGAAATAAAGTGGAAATAATTCCTGTTGTTCAAGGAGGCGCGTTTATAACTCCAACCGCGTGGGTAGTAATAGGTTTATTATTAATAGCTTTATCAATAGTATTATCTATTGTTTTAAGCCCTAAAGTGCCAAAAGATGTCAAAACTAATTCAACTACATTAGGGTCTATAACTAATGTTCTACAAAGAAACGCTCCAGTTCCGTTGGGATACGGAAGGTTAAGAATAGGTAGTTTAGTAATTACTAATGACATAAACACGGTTAATATGGCAGCTGTTTCTGCAATTAATACTTCTCTAGATGGTTCGTTAAAATTGGATATTTTTGGAAATGAAGATTTTAACGGAAACTAATAACATAAAATGTCTTTACCCTATTTTATAAAAAAATTAGATGTTGCAAAAATAAACTCCCAGAATAACGGAATGGGAGGAAAATTAGAAACAAATGAAAAATTGTTTGTAATAGACGCTTTGTGTGAAGGTCCGATTGAAGGTTTGGTGGATAAAGAAGGCAGTTTGTTGAAATACATTTCAGAGTCAACAGAGGGAGGTGTTGAAAGTATAATTTTAGGTAAAGGTATTTATTATAATGAAGTTCCTTTGTTAGATACAAACATAAATAAATTAAATTTTGTTACATCGGGCTTTGATATATCTTATGGTGAAGAAATCAATAATTATAAAAATACATATGCGTCAACTATTTTTCGTTATCTCAAAAAACTATATTTAAATGATATTGAATATCTTCAACAATTAACAAAAGACCTTGCTGCCCCTGCGACGTTTACAAAAGGTCTTCTTTTTCATGAGGCTGATGGCGCTCAAGCCGATGCAATTAAAAAAATAATAACGGACGCCATAAATACTGGTCAAGTTTTTATACATAAAATAGTAAATAAATATTGTAATCATTTGTCTATTAATTTAAAAATTGATTCTTTATTTTCTACTAGCGGCGGAAATACTCTGGTTGAAACTTTTTTATATGGAATTCAAATAGAAGAAGATAACACAGGTATAAATTATAATTTTATTGGCACGATAACTGGAATATCAAAAGGAAGTTATGTTTTGGACATTCCGATACTTTTAAATCTAGACTCTCTGAAAAAAAGTACTTATTATGTAAAAGTAATAGCTTTAAGCGCAAAAATACCTCCATCCAATGCAAATAATTTTAAAGAAATATCTGTGTCTGCAATAATAGAAAGAGTTATTCCTAAAAATTCTTTTTCGTACCCATTTACCGCTGTTGTTAGATCTGGTGTTAGTTCAGAACATTTTAATAATGATCCTAAAAGAACATATGATTTAAAGCTTTTAAAAATAAAAACGCCAAAAAATTATGATTCAGAGGTTTCTCAATACGAAGGTAATTGGAATGGGCAGTTTGATAATTTTTTAAGATGGACCGATAATCCCGCTTGGATTTTTTATGATTTATGCGTGAATAGTAGATATTCAATATCGAATGGAAATATTTCAGATAGAGATATAAATAAATGGGAACTATACAAAATATCAAAATATTGCGACGAACTTGTTTTAGTCAATACTCCAAGTTTTTATAGTGAAGACTCTTTTACTGTTTTTGATGAAAATACTATTCTTGTAGATAAATCTGATTTTAATAATGTAGCGTTGACTTTGAAAGATTTCAAACAAAAATATCCAGCTATCAATGATGACACAAATTCCGCAAGTAATGGTGGATTTAATAATTCAATTATTTTTTTATATAATTTATCTAGCTCTAATAATCTTGAAATAGAGGAAAACTTTAAAAAAATAATCGTTTCGGTTGATGAAGTTGATTTAAGCGCAGATGGTAAGGAAATAATAGTTCAACCCGATGGTGAGGGAACTTCATTCAGGATTCAATTAATGAATGATTTTGGTCCAAGAAAGTTTTTTGAAAAAAATAATGACACTGAAAAATTTTTACAAGCTTTTATTAACGCTAATGTAAAAACGTATGATACAAAAAGTTTAATTTCTGACAGGATAAAAAATTCAAAAAATAACACGGAATCAGGTGCAAAAAATTTTATATTGTCTGAGCTTAATAAGCTAAAAAACCAAAGTAATTCTTTTGCTTCTAATTTTATTAAACAACCTTGTTTTTCACAAGATTTTTTGAAGGATGAATTTGGCAATAAAAGAGTAATAAAAGGTTTTTGTTTACCAAAAAAATTAAATTATAAAGATCCATTAGAAAAAAGATTTTCTTGTAACGTATTGATAGACAATGAAACTGAATTTTTAAAAATTTTAAATGATATAGCTTCAACTTTTAGAGGTTTAACTTATTGTAAAAATAATTTAATTACAGCTACTGTTGATGTAGACAAGCCTATTTCATATTTATTTAACAACTCTAATGTAAAAGATGGTCATTTTTCTTATTCTAGCGGTAGTGTTGATGGTTCTTACTCTGTTGCAAAGGTTGTGTATAGAGATAAGTATTCGAACTATGATCAACAAGTAGAAATTGTGGAGGATTCTTATTTAATAAACATTTATGGGATATCTACAAAAGAAATTTTAGGTTTTGGAATAACTTCTAGAGATCAAGCTAGAAGAATAGGAGAATGGTTGTTGGCTACAAATCGTTTTGAAAATCAAACTGTAACTTTTACAACTGACTTGCAGGGTTTGATGCTAAAACCTAGCGATGTAATTCAAATAGAAGATCAATATAAAAATAATTTTGTGTTACAAGGAAGGGTAATTGAGGTTGATTATGTTAACAAATATATAATTATAGACAGAAAATTGAATTTAAATTGCACTGGCCAAATTATAAAGTTTATAGCTGACGTACAAAACAAAACAATTTCTTCTTTAGACAATCAATTGTCTGTTAGCGACAGAGATATAGATGATTTAAATTCAAAAAATTTAATACAATTAAGAATCGAAAGAATTGAAAACAATGAAAATAAAATATATTTTCATCAAGATTTTAACTTTGTAGATTTTTTTAAAATAACCAAAAGCGCCCCTTTTATAATAGAAAATGATAAGAGTAACATTGTGTCTGCTTTGTATAAAGTTGTTAGTATTTCTGAGGCGGATGATAATCAATATAGTTTTTTTTGCATAAGACATGATATTGAAAAATATAAACTTTTAACTAAAAGCTCTTTTAAGAAAAATAATCTCTTTGCAAATAATACTATTTCTTTCGCTGATTCGGACTCTTTGAAAGAGGTCGATTTTTCAGGAATATCTGGTGATAAAGCCTACTCTATTGATAGTTATTCGATAAATCAGATAAATTCTTTATTCATTGATTATAATTTTAACGAAACAAAAGGATCTTTACTTTCCGTAATAAATAAAAACTACTATGTTTTGACTATCTTTGTTAGTCGTCTTTTCAATTTTATTCAAGAAAAAAGTTCGGCTAATGTAGAGTATTATAAAAACATTCAAAACATTATAAACCTTAAAGGCGGTTTACTATTTAAAATTATTTTAAAAAATCAATGTTTAAAATTCAAAATTCAAGGGACAGACCTTTCAGACAAAAGGGTTTTTTTAGGAAATTTTGTCACTTATCCGAATATAATTTCTTCAATTTCTGCTATTAAAATTTATGTTTTTGATAAAGATAACAGAATTATTGATGTGTAATATTAATATATGCAGATAATTACTGGATCAACAACTACTAGTTTTAGTAAATTTTCAATAGAAAGTTTATCGATTGCTAATTTAAACGTTTTTTCAACTTTAGATTTTGAAGCTGATCCTTCGCTTCATGGTTTAGACGTTGAATCTAAATTTGTTTCAGGAACGATTAATCAATCTGTTTTAAATTTTAGTCTTTCTGTAAAAGATCCGGAATCTTTAGCGTTATCAAACGGTGCGCAAATAAATTCGCAATCATTTTCTGGGATAACTGTTGATTTATTTTCAACTGGAGTTACTAGACAATTAATTACAAATTTAGTTTCAAATTCAATTGAAAGCTCTTTTAGTTTTAATAGTTCAGATCTAGCTAAATCTATAATAAATTTTACTGGCGTTTCGGGTTTCAATAATACAAGAACTTTTTTTTTAGATTTTAAAACATTTGATGTTGCTGGTAATACAGATGTTTTTCGCGCATTATTGAAATATCCAGAGTGTAAAATTACGGGAATTTTAATAGGGAATGCTAATCCAATAACTATCACCCCTTTGGTTTCGGGATTTGATAGTTTAAAAAGTATTGATATTTATTCAGTTTTTGACAAAGACGTTGTTCCTACAAACATTGATGCTGGTTTTTTTGATTTAACTAGCGGTTATTATTATCAAATTTTTGATTATGAAAATTTTAGATCTGAGCAAACTTTTCAAATACAAAATCCTGTTTCTGACATCAATGCATCGAATATTGCTTTGCCTTTTAATTTGGTTGCTATACCTAGCGATTATCTAAGCACAGGAGACTTCTTCTTAAGTTCAGGGGTTAAGGCTTCGTATTATAATACAGCGCAAGTTCCTACTTCAATAGATGATATAACTGGTTACATTAATTGCACACAAAATGTTTATGATAAAAATTTAGATATTCAGGCTGTTGCAAAGTGGAATGCAATAAAATCTAATAGACCTTTATCGTTTGAAGCTTATATTTATGAAGACGGGGCTACCGAAAATTCAAGTTATGTATTTACTTCTAATAATCCACAAGTAGAAGCGATAAGTTCAATAGTTTTCGGTACTGGGGACAATTTAATAAGAGATAATATAAATTCAACTTATTATTCTGGAACTACTCCCATTTTTGATAAGTTTGGAACTTCAGGTGTTAAATGGCAAGATCATACTTTATTCATTGACAATTACTATTCTTTGCCTCTTGGTTTATATCCAACGGATAAAAAATTGAAGTATGTAACAGAGGTCAGAATTCCATCTGGAGTAATAACTTCTCCAGAAGTATATTTTGTATATGGATACAATACTGGAAACAATGAATTTTTTATATTGCCAAGCGGAGGGCTATATACAGGAAGTATTTACACAGGAACTTATTCAGGATATCGTAAGTTTTCTAATTTAATTCCTGATTTAGAGTTTACTTATTTAGGGGTATCTTATCCTGCTGTTGATCCAGGTGTTGGTAATTTAACGTCTGATATTTCTTTATCTTCTGATAATGTTACTCAAATTTATCTTGACGCTATAGACGACAATGGATTTAGTGTTGCAACTTGGTTGTCAAGTATTACAACTTTCATTAAAATTTCAAAGAAAAATGATATTAGTGTTTATCAAATACTAAATGTTAGTGCTGACACAAATGAAGGTGGTTGGTTTACTTTAGATGTAACAAGTTTTAGAGATAATAATGCTGTGGGTTTTCAAGTTAATGATCAATTAATAATTTCTCATGTTAAACCCAGTATTGAACAAGTTGTAAATGAAACTGGTATTTTATTAGCGTCTAGAATAACAGGCTCTTCTGACTTTGTATTTTCTCAGTTTGAGCCTTCAATTCAATTTCCAGTTAAGCCTAATAAAAATTACGATGTAAAAGTTAGAGCTTCTTATCAAGATGGAAGCTACTCTGATTTTTCTGATATTCTAAGATTTACAAAAAATCAAATACAAACAGAAGTCTATAGAGTTTTTCCAAATAAATATGTTATTGATGGTCTAGGTGTTAGTGGATATATACCAAAATTCTCTGATTCAGACAGTTTAACAACAGGTACGTTATATTATAGCGGTAGTAATAATTTAGTATTTACTGAATTGCCAACAACGACAACTTCAGAAAATTTATATAAATTAGTAGTTGAAGATAATATTGTAAAAAAACAATTAGATACAGGGAGCGGCACTTCTTTAATTGAAGAGTTTACTGTTACTGCTCATGGTTTTGTTGCTGGTGATGTTATTGGATATAATGGAGCAAATTATTTTAAAGCGCGAGCAGACAGCGCCGCAAATGCAGAGGTATTGGGTGTGGTTAAGTCGGCAACTTTAAACACTTTTAAAGTAGTAATAGATGGATTAATAACTGGTTTGACGAGTTTGACCGCTGGTGAAGTTTATTTTTTGTCAACTGCAACTGCTGGTACATGGCAAAATACAGAACCGTCAACTTATGGACAAGTTTCTAAACCTATTTTATTTGCATTATCCGCTACAACTGCAAATGTATTAACGTATCGTGGATTTGTAGTTGAACCTGTTAGTGGAACGTCAGGAACTTCTGGATCAAGTGGAACTTCAGGAAGCAGTGGAACTAGTGGAAGCAGCGGTTCGTCAGGAACAAGCGGCACTCCAACAGTGGCTAATACTTTAGCTAGATATAGTAATACTACTCAAACTATAGCTTCAAGCACAAATACCATAGTCGTTTGGAATAGCGATGATACTGCAAATACTCAAGGAAATACCAATTTAACTTTTAATGGAACAGATAAATTTACAAATAGTTCTGGAGCTTCTTATATTGTAAATATTGATGGTTATGTGAGTTGGGACTCTGGAGGAACTGCTGGAACTGCTAGATCAGTGTTTATAGTCAAGAATGGAATCGCTTCTTCTTTTCCAAGGTATTCTTACAATAGTATTCCAGCAAACAATGCTTATCCTGTAACGCATTTCAGTTCAACGTTAACATTAGCGAATAATGATTATTTTGAAATATATGTTTGGCATAATAATTCTTCCTCGCAAGATATAAATGTAAATACTTTTCCTGGTAGTAGAATTTTAATAAGTAAAATTGAAGGAGTGCAAGGGCCATCTGGAAGTAGTGGAACAAGCGGATCAAGTGGTACTAGTGGAAGCTCTGGAACAAGTGGGTCTAGTGGTACAAGCGGTTCTTCTGGTACAAGCGGATCATCTGGAACGAGCGGATCATCTGGTACAAGCGGATCATCTGGAACTAGCGGTTCTTCTGGTACAAGCGGATCTTCTGGTACAAGCGGATCATCTGGAACGAGCGGATCATCTGGAACGAGCGGATCTTCTGGTACAAGCGGATCTTCTGGAACAAGTGGATCATCTGGAACGAGCGGTATTACAGGTGGATTTGGTGGCGATACTTTATTTTTTAATGCTATACAATATCTTCCAGCTACTCCAGTTCCCGCAAGTGGCAAAATTTTATTTTATAATGATAATTTAAATACAACTATAATATACGTTTCTCGTTATGATAGAAGTGGTAATGATGCTCAATCATGGTTCACTTCAATTAGTAATGTCGGTGGTGCTATAAAAGCTAACGCTAAAATAACTGATATATCTGATAATCTTAGTTTTAATAATTATACAATAAATTCTTTATCTTATACAGCGGGTGGACAGTATTGGACATTAAATGTTACTTCTACTGCAATAGGAGCCGCTGGAAACTTTCCTTTTACAGCTGCATTCTCTATAGCATTAACTGGTGGTGGTAGTTCAGGATCTTCTGGTACAAGCGGATCTTCTGGTACAAGCGGTTCTTCTGGAACAAGTGGATCTAGCGGTTCTTCTGGAACAAGTGGTTCTTCTGGAACAAGTGGATCTAGCGGTTCTTCTGGAGCAAGTGGTTCTTCTGGAACAAG